GAGTGCGAGGCGTGCGAAGGCGTCATCGAGGACCATCACAAGGCGGATATGTTGGCGGCGGGAGAGTGGCGCCAGGTCGAGGATGGAACCAGACGGAGAAAGATCGGCTTTCGACTCAGCAGCCTCTACAGCCCTTGGGTGAAGTTCGGCCGGATGGCCGTGGAGTTCCTGACGTGCAAGGACTTCACCGAGAGATTGCAGAACTTTGTGAACGGCTGGCTCGGGGAGCCGTTCGAGGTTCGTGACTGGCGGGCCAAGAACGATACCTCCGTTATTCTGGCAAGATCGGATGGGAGAAAACGCGGGGAGGTGCCCGAAAAGACGGCTGTGATCTATGGTGCCGTGGACGTCCAAGAGGGGCATTTTTTCTACTTGCTTCGAGCCCTGCTGGAAGATGGATCTTCGGCGCTGATCGATGAGGGGAGCGTGCAAACATGGGACGCCCTGGAATGGATCTTCTGGGGGCATGATTACGACGGCCACTATGTTCAAGCCGTTGCCTTGGACACCGGATTCCGGACGGCTGAATGCTACCAGTGGGCTGTGGCTCATCGGGGGAAGGTGGTGGCCTTCAAGGGTGCGACGCATCCACTCAAGGCGCCACACAAGATCAGTCGGATCGACACGGACGCCGGCCGTTTGGATCTTTGGCTCATCGAGACGTCCTACTACAAGCAGCTCCTCCTCGATCTTATCCGGGCTCCTGATAAATGGTGGGTGCACAGTGAGGTGACTCAGGATTATTGCGAACAGATGGTGTCCGAGCACCTGGTGGAACGCATGAACAAGAGAACCGGGGCGAGGACCTTGGAATGGTTCCTGCCTTCCGGAGTGGCGAACCACTATTGGGATGCCGAAGTGTATTGGCTGGCATTGAGTCGGATTGTCGGCGTGATGAAGGCCTCGAGGCCACGCAGGCCCAAAGTAAACGTGGCGCCTCAACAGAGTAAGCGTCAATGGATAGAGCCGAGAGCGGGGTGGCTATGACGAAAGAGCTTCTCGTTGGTCGTAAAGCAATATGCACATTTCTCGGAAGATCATGGGACACGGTCCACAGGTGGATTGAGGAAGATGGTCTTCCGGCCGCCAAGATTGACGGATGCTGGGAAGCCATGGTGTCGGATCTGATCTCATGGAAGCGGGAAATGATTCGCCGTCAGACCTGTCAAGAGCAAAAGATGGGGGATATGCGTCGATAGACGACGATAGACGACGATATACGAAAACGGCCGAAATTGGGGGTTATCCTGTTTGCTGAGGATAACACCTTTTCTTTTGGTTCTGGAGGAATCCATGGGAGTCCTGGAAGACAAGCTGGCGGAACTCGAGGAGGTGAAAGCCGCGGTGGCGGCGGCCAGGAAAGCCGTCTCCGTTCGCGTCGGAGACGTAGAGGTGCGGCGTCACCTGGCCGAGTTGGAGCGCCGGCAAAAGGAACTTGAGCAGCAGATCGCCTTCTTGCAGTGCGGATGCGGGCGTTTGGCCGTCTATTACACGAGGTGAGAATGGTCGGTAAGGTGCTGGAATGGATAGCGCCCAGGTGGACGCTCAGACGAAAGCTGGCACAACAGGCGATCCGCACGCTCAAGGCGGCTGAGACGGGCCCCTCGCAGAGCTCCTGGGTCCGTGTGGGTGACGGGCCCAATGCGCCTCCGTTCGAGCGAAAGGTGATCGTTGCCCGGGCAAACCGGCTGTATTTGGACGACCCCTATGTTCACGGCCTGGTGAATCTCATGGTCAATCGGATTGTCGGGCCAGGATCCAGGCTGAGGGCCACCACGAGCGATTCGAGCTTCAATGCTTATGCCGAGCGGGCGTTTGTTGCTTGGATGGACGATTGCGATCTCTACCAGGAGATGACATTCGCGGAGATCGAGCGCCTTCTCGTCATCAAGCGGATGCTGGACGGCGGAGTCTTTATCCGAAAGCGCGTGGAGAAAGACGGCCGCCGTGGAGTTCCGAAGATCGAGATTCTGGAGTATTCCAGGCTGCAAGAGATCGGGGCGGTATCGTCCGGCAACAGTGTTTATGACGGCGTGGAAGTGGACGCCACCGGGCGCGTGGTGGCTTACCACTTCAGCCGTCCTTCCGCCGGCATGACGAGCTTTGCCACGGTGCGGGTGCCGGCGTCGGAAATCCTGCACATCTCATCGTTTCGGCGCCCAGGGCAATACCTGGGGCTTCCTGAGATCACGCCGATCATTCCCTACTGCATGCATCTATCCGAAATCATCGAGGCGGAGCTCATCAACAAGAAGGTCGAGGCCTGCCTTGGTGTGGCAATCAAACAAAGCGACCTCTTCACCCGGGCGGCCGTGGCGGAACAGGTGGAAGGGGAAACGACCCGGGCCATCTCTCTATCTCCGGGCGGCGTCTATCACCTGCTCCCTGGAGAGGAAATCCAGGTGATCGACCCCAAGAGACCCGGATCCCAGTTCATGGATTTCGCTGGGGCCATCCTGCAGGCATTCGGCCGGCCGTTTGGGGTCTCGCGAGAGATGATCACCGGGAACAAGAGCGAGGTGAATTATTCCAGCGCCAGGCACTCAGAGCTGGAATTTCGGCAATTCATCGAGCCTTACCGGCGTCAGATCCGAAATGGTTTCCTGCGTCCCATTTACCGGTGGGCCATGGAAGTGATGGCTGATTTTGGGGAACTTCGTGTGCCGGCGAACCTCAGGGACTCCTTGGCTTATCTCTCTCACACGTGGATCCACCGGGGCGCTGAATGGGTGGATCCTCAAAAGGAGGCTGAGGCCAAGCAAAAGAAACTCGATATGTGCCTCACCACACTGGAGAGAGAGGCATCTGAACTTGGACTGGATTGGCGGGAACTGGCCCGGCAGCGCGCGGCCGAAATTCGGTTCCTGGGGGGGCTTGGAATAGGAGGAGGCGATGCCGAATAGACGAGACATGGATCTGGACCAACGGCGCACCATCGGGCTGGAGGTCCGCAGAGTGGAAGACGACGAAAACCTGCTGGAGCTTTCGTTCAGTAGCGAGGCGCCGGTTCCAAGATGGTACACCAACGCCGAAATCCTGCTTCATGATCGAAGCGCCGTGGATCTTGGGCCGCTCACGGAAGTGGGCGCGGTCTTGGTCAATCACAATCCGGACCGAGCCGTTGCCGTCCCGGAAAAGGTCTGGGTGGACGAGGAATCTCGCAAGGGAAAGGCTCTGATCCGATTCGTGGACACTCCGGCGAGCCAGGAGGCCAAAACGGAAGTGCTGGCCGGGCTGCTCCGGGGTGTCAGCGTGGGGTATACGGTCAACGAGCGCAAGATCCTGGGCGACAAGGACGAATGGAGGGGTTTTCGTGGGCCGGCGCATATCGTCACGAAATGGCGGATTCACGAAATCAGCCTCACGCCGATCCCGGCGGACGCCACTGTCGGCGTGGGGAGGACGGTCGAGGATGCGCCAGAACAAAGGAGGGAAGATGCGATGAAGGACAAGGAGAAGGTGCAGAACGTTGAGCCTCAGGTGGAAGTGACCAACGGGCCTCCGCCCAATCGGGACGACCGGGATGCAGAGGTGGAGCAAGAGCGGGTCCGGGTTGCCGGCATCCTGGAGCTGGCAACGCGCCACGGTTTTGTGGAGCAGGCCGGGAAGTGGGTGGCCGATGGTCTTTCCGTGGACCAGGTTCGGGCCGCGATCCTGGATGAAATCGTGAACCGTCAGTCTCCTGCCATCGAACGGCCGCGAGTGGAAGTGGTGGAGGATGCTTCTGACAAGTTTGCTCGTGGCGCCGAGTTGGCCCTGTTGGCCAGGACCGGTCTTGGCCAGGAAGAAGCCGGGAACGAGCTGAATGGTCTGACGCTGCTGGAGCTGGCCCGGATGGCGCTTAGGGCCAGAAACCAGCCCTACACCGGCAATCCCATGGACGTGGTGGGCCGCGCGCTGACCACCAGTGACCTTCCCAACGTGCTGGGGAATGTGGCCAACAAGGCCCTCCTCAGCGGGTATGAGCAGGCGGCCGAAACGTGGCAGCTCTGGTGTAGCACCGGAGAAGTCAGCGACTTCAAGCAGCTTTCGATTCCGAGGGTCTCCGAGCTGGACGACCTGGATCTCATTCCGGAGCTTGGCGAGTATAAAGAAACCGGGCGCGTGGATGCCGTTGAGACCGTGGCCCTGGCCACCTACGGCAAGATCTATGGGCTTTCCCGCCAGGCCATCATCAACGATGACCTCGGCGCCTTGACGGACGCTCCGCGGGCCCACGGCGAGGCGGTGGCTCGGAAGATCGGAGACGTGGCCTACGCTCAACTCACCAGCAACCCGGTGATGGGTGACGGAGTGCAGCTATTCCATTCGAGCCACGCGAACATCTGTTCCACCCCCGGGGCTCCCGGGATCTCCACCATCGCCGAAGCGATCAAGCTCATGAAGAAGCAGAAGGGCTTGAAGGGGAAACAACGCCTCAACTTGGTGCCACAATTCTTCATCGCTCCTGTGGCCCTGGAAGGAGTGGCGGAAGTCTTCTTCCGGTCCGAGCGTTTCGATGACACGGACAAGGGCGCCACGACGGTCAATCCCTATGCCGGAACTCGGTTCACCAGGGTTTATGACCCGAGGCTGGATGATACCTCGGAGACGGCATGGTATTTGGCCGGGCCTTCGGACAAGACCGTCAGGGTGTTCTTCTTGCGCGGTCAGCGGGCCCCGTACCTGGAGGCTCGTGAAGGATGGACCGTTGACGCTGTCCAGTGGAAAGTGCGGATCGACTGCGCGGCGAAGGCTGTGGACTGGAAAGCCTTGGTCTACAACGCCGGCGCCTAACGAATGAGGAGGTGACACAATGGCAAATAACTATGTCGGACCTGGAAACATGATCAACATTGTGGGGCCTTCCGGCGGGCTTTCTTCCGGGGACCCGTACGTGGTGGGGCAGATCCCTGTCGTGGCAGCGGCCGACATCCCGGAAAGCGCCACCGGTGCCGCCTACCGTCGAGGGATCTTCACGCTTTCTGTGAAGGGGATTGATGGGGCCGAGAACTCGGCGGTGGCTCTGGGAGACCAGCTCTACTACGTGGCCGGAGACGTTCCGAAACTCAGCAAGAAAAACACCGGGGTGCCGTTCGGGAAGGCGCTGGGAACGGTCTCGGCCGGAGCCACCGCAACCATCGAGGTGATCCTGGATGAATGACATCCTGGCAGCAGCACATGACGCTATCGCGGCGACGCTCTTCGACGTCGAGGTGGGCGTTTCGGTCCAGGTGACTTACGTGCCGGCGGACGGGTCTCCCCCTGTGGAAATCCAGGGGATCGTGGAATACGGCGAGAACCTGGACGAATGAGAGGTGGTGAGAGTGCTCCACGTGCAGATTGACCGATACCAATTGCAGTCCGTGACGCAGGCCCTGGCCGGGCTGCCCGGGATGTTTGCCCGGGCGCGGCGCTCGGCCTTGAGCAGTCTGGGGTATCACATCCGGATGGATCTTATCCGCGAGCCGGTGGAACCCAGACTGAGCCCATATACCGGCACATTGGCCAGGCGACACGGTCCGCAAGGGTCGACCCGGCACGTGGACCCTCTCACCCACC